ATTCGAATCCGGCTTGCTGACAAAGAGGCTGTTCACCAGGTCGGCATAGTAAACGCCCCCTCGCGGCATTGGAGCCGTCAGCGGCGGCAGGTCAGCGATATCACCCTGATAAATCATATTGGATACGGTTTTTAACGACATAATTACTCCAGTCCTGGGTTGCGGCCGTAGGTGACGTTAGTCAGTGTGCCGGTGAGATTGATGGGGTTGCTGTTGGTATCGGTGTACTGGTTTTCGGCGATGTCGAAATGGCTGATAGTCCCTGCGCCGTTAATCGCTGCCGCACCATTCTGCGAACGCAGCTTACAGCCATGAATCGAGCCCCGCGTGATATTGCCGTCCAGCTTAAACGCGGTATCGCCGCCATTTCGCAGCATGCGAAGATTCGTGAAGTCGAGGTCGGTAAAGGTGCCGCTGGCAACATTCACCGGATAACGTCCGTTATTTTTGATGTCCATATTGTCAAAGCGAACATCCGCCAGGGTGTTAGCGCCAGCCTCGATTAAAATCGCATCCTGGGCGTTATCGTTGATGTGCAGGTCGGAGAATGAATAGCCGCCATCTGCCTGAATTTTGGTCGAGTCATAATGGAGCCCGGTCACCCCGTTACGCTCAGCCTGACAGTTCAGCATCAGCCCGTTCTTACCCGGGCGGGGAGCGATACCGTTGTTAGCCAGCGTCCCTGCGTCAATGCTGATTCCGGTTTTGAGGTTGTCATTGAACTGGCCGTTGACCACCACCAGTCCGGATGCGCCACAGTCGCCAAATCCATGCCCGTTTCCGGTACAAACGGCATCGGATACGATAATCTGCCGGGAAACGTAAGGCTGACCGGGCCCAGAAAGGCGCTGCTGCTCAAAGAAAATGCCGAAGTTTTTGCTGTTGCGGCTAATGGTACGCGCCACAATCAGCGCCTCGTCCTGCATGGCACCCAAACCGATACCGATACCGGAAGCACCGCCGCTGCCGTCAGGTGCCAGGCGTCCGCAGTTATCCGTCTGGCAGTCCAGAACAAAAGATCGGTCAGGATAATCGTTACCGATGCCGGTAGCTCCGGTGTCGTGAACGTTACAGCGCAGGAACATACACTGACGGAAATACTGCAGGTATGTGCCTTTTGCCCCCACGTCATAGGATGGCGAGTGTTGTTCAGAACCGTCGATCTCGACATCAATCAGGTTAAAGTTTTCGAGGTAGATTTCCTGCGGCGAACGGTAATAAAACGCGGCATTTGCCAGCATCGGCATGAATACCGCGCCTGGAGCGCAGCGGATCGTCACGTTAGGTTTCGCAGTGATATAGGTATGCAGGCGATATACGCCAGGGCGAAAAAAGATTTCGCCACCATATGGCAACTTGCTTACCTGGTTGACTGCGGCCTGCAGCTGCAGGGAAATGGATTCACGACCATTCCAGTCAATATCAAAGTTCAGCCAGGCATCAAAAATCGCTTTCGCCTTATACAGCGTGTTAACGCGCTTTTTAAGTGACTCGAAGTGGTCCTCCAGCGATTTAGCCCCGAATCCTTTCAGATAATACCGCCCCTCTTCGTCAGTAAACTCCAGCGCACGGCTTTGTGCATCCGTCAGGCGGCGGATATACGGCGCATGGTCACGCTGATAATTCTCCCTGATGTCCTTTATCGCCCCCTGAACCGACTTATCAAGCCCCGGTACGAACAATTCACCGTACGCATCATGAAATGAAATGAGGCGACCATTAAAATCGTACTGGTGGCATATTTCTTTTTCGTCATTGTTGACAATCGAAGACTCGATGGCCCTGATTTTTTGTGCAACAGAAAAGGGGCCCAGGCCAGCGATATATAAATCACCCAGTTCATCAATAAAAGCGGGTACGTTTGCATTTTTGTCCGGAAACTCATGCAGGTTAGCAGCGCGGTCTTTATGAATTAGCGCATCCAGCTTTCTGAACTTTTCCTGAACTGAAACCGGGCCGAGGCTCGCAATAAAAAGCTCACCAAACTCATCGAGAAGAAGGTAAACATTGCCATCTTCGTCATAAGAGCTTTTAAGGATCTGCACAGCGTCGTAGTTAATCTGTTGCCTAATCTGGTCTACAGCCTGCTGAGAAGGCATTTTTCGCCCGGTAGGCTGCAGCGTTCCGCCAACATTCATCACCTCGATCGCGAGGGCGCTATCGTCCGGGCTACGGTAATACGTGGTCGACCCCACCGGGATATTCGCGATATCCGCCTGCGCCGCTGCCAGCGTCGCATATTGCTTACTGAGCGGGATCAGGTTCTGCCTGACCTCATCGTTTTTCGCCATCATCTGGCGCCAGGTATCGAGCGGTTCACCGCCGCGGTCGTTAACCGTTCCGGCCGGACCGTTAACCAGCTCGTCAGCGCGCTTAACGTTGTCCATGAATATTTCCGGCGTCGTCGTGCCCAGTGGCGGGTTAAGTTCGGCCATGTTTTTTGCTCCAAAAAAGGCGTTCGCGCAAACGAGGGTTTAAGCGAAAGAAAGTTAATTAGGGGTATTTGTGGTTTTAAGCGACGTTGCCGGGGTAGATAGCGTCGTCGTACTGATAGAAAATCTCGGAATACTGTCGGGCAGTAATCGAGCAGGTGCCATCAGATGGCGAACCAATTTCATCAAAAATTGCGTCGTAATAACTGCGCGTTGAGTTACAGAAAATCAGCCGCGGTGGTTCGATATAAGGATCTTCAAGGACGATATCGTCAAAGGACGCCTGCCACGGAACGGAGAGTTCATAATCCCCTACCCGCGTAACCACCAGCAATCCGGAGGCCGAACCATCCTGATAACGCACGATCGCCCGTGGATTATCAAACGACCAGTCGAGCGGCTCCGTCACTGAAAACGTTGTCTGTCCGCCATCGGTAGACATATCGACGACAAGAGTGCTCACTGTTTTATTGCCAGGGATATCATCGGTCAGCAGTATGCGGTCGCCAAACTGATAGACGAGTGCATCCAGCTCCGTGCTGGTTGTGTGGCCAAGTCGCTGATGCAAATATTTCATCAGACGCCGCATGCCGATTCGATATGCACGATTGGGGTCGAGAACACCATCAAGCGTATATTTCTCCACCTTCCTCGGCGTAGGGTTGTCCGGTGTCCGGCATTGTACCGTTTCCTCCGCCCACGTCGTGCCGTTGATATACGTGACGTCCACTCCATCATAATCATCAGCCGACGGCGCAGAGAAAGTGGTTTGCAGCTCCTCTGTCATTTCATGAGGGCTGATAATGCCTGCCCAGTTTTTTACCCCTTCCCGGCCAACGGATGCCAGACCGTCGCTCAGCAGGAAATACGATTTCCCTGCATTGGTGATTTTCTGCAACATTTCAAGCGCCGAAATGCTGTCGCCGGTGGCGTAATCAAAATACTCGCTGCCTGGCGCCCAGTAGGTGGATTCCAGAACATCGATAGCCTCGGTATCCATTGCCAGCCCCAGCGAATTACCGACGTGGTACAACGCGCCGGAAATGCTGCGTGCAGCGCCAGTTTCATAAATACGCGTACCGACTACGCTGACGCGCCTGTCAGATTGCGCCGCCAGCACGCCGCCGGTTTCAACCGTGGCCGCCATCAGCGTTACACCAGCATACGACGATGGTCGCGCCAGCAGCCGCCCCCGGAGTGCATGCCAGAACATCGAATCCCTGGCGTTGTTCGAACCCTGCTCGTTCCGGCGACGGCAGCGAACCTCGACCAGCCCGGGCGAATCGAGATCAATTCGTTCAGTAAACCCCAGTCCGTTAACGTTCTGCAGGGCATAAACGCCCTGTTTACTCGTCCATCCAGTGCCGGAACCATATACGCGGTACTGTATTTCCCACTCGCAATGACGAATTCGTTTTTTGCCTTTGCTGTCGAAACCGCAGATACCCGACGGAAACGAAAAATTCACCTCGAATGCGTCCACCACCTCATTTTCTGGGCAAGCCAGGAATGGCCCCATCCAGGTGTTATTGTCATTAATGCCGGTAGCCGCATAGTCGATCATCGTGCGCGGCGAAAAGCCAGGCCAGTATGCATCAACGGCACCATCAATTATCCGCTGAACAGTTGCAGTTGTGCCGTCGGCTTCTGAAATACGGTACTCGTTACCACGATGGGCCAGGGAAAGCCGCTGCGTACCTTCAGGAATACCCGAGAAAGCCGCACCTGCAGCGCTTCCATATGCGAGGGTGACATTAGACGTAATCGCAGGGCTGCCCCCGCTTGATGCCGTGCCTGACGTAGAATCAGGGTTATCCCCGAAGACGGATACCGGAAGCGACGATGAGGTAATGGAGCCGCCACGCCACGGACTCGATATCTCCACAATGCGCACCACGCCGCCATCATCATGAGCAATGAGACCGGAACCAGTGATCCCTTCGTTAATCGCTGCCAGCATCCCGGACATAGTGCCGTAGTTCGCCACCAGCGAAACGGTATATGCACCCCCCTGCCACGTCAGTGTAAACGTCTGGCTTGTCACTGAGAAATCGTAGGTGGTCGGCGCCGCATTCCCGCGCAACACCGAAGCCGTTCCACCGACACCAGGAACGGCATCCTGTCCCGGCGTGAAGGTGGCTATGAACAGGTCATATTCTGATCCGTTGATTTCCAGCGTTACCGGCATTCCAGTAAATGGGTTGAGTTCTGATAGGGTATTGCTGGCCAGCACGCTAAACCCTGACGAAGTGGAAACAGCAAAGTTGGCCGGAGCCGTTATAGTCACCAGAGCACCTTCTACCCATGATTCTGGCAATGCATTCTCTTCATCGTCATTGTTGTCGTCATGAAGACCGGAAAACGTGACCGATGGCCCTGACACGGTCATGCTGTCAGCAGTGATATCTGTAGAGTCTGGAGATGTCTGTGCCATATCAAGGCCGCTGCCGCTTGAGGTGCCGCCCACTTCCGTACTGTTGAACCAGTTTTCACTACGACGATCACCTGACACATCTGATCCGGGCGAGAAAACGTTATAGGAAAATTTTGTCCCAAGGGAGGTTGCAGGGCTTGAGCCAACGCGAATATCTCCGTTTGTAAACGCGATATTCCCCACCCCCAGACAAACCAGCATTTCAACGATCATGCGGGTCGGGTCATTTGGGTCAAACCGTGTAACCGGCTGTACAACGTAATCAGGGTATACGCGATAGCGCCCGAACAATTCGCGAATGGGGTCACCAAGTTTTGCGGTATTTGCTTTTGCCGGGTTTAAATCGAGTCCAAGGCCATTTGTAGATGAATAACCGCCCCCTTTATCCATCGTGGACATCATGTAGATAGAGTAGGCAGCCGACGCTATCGCGACAGATATCGCTGCCCAGGCGGCGATTTCAAGGCCAGTACCGTAAGGAACGGGATACATCCGAACATCGCTGTCTGCTTTAAGCAGGCACAAGGGCCACTGGTTTAGAGGAAGAGGCTTACCATTTAATTCAACGGCAATCAGATGTTTGGTTGCCTCCGCGTAGTCCTTGACGTTTTTCAACATCCAGTCGTGCAAAGTCAGCGTACCATGCTCGTGTTTCTCCAGCGGCTCACCAGGCAGCCGGGAAGGAAAAATGCGGATCGTCATCGCCAGAACTCCACCTTGATAAACCGGCGCTTAAAACGCCATACGGGCATAAACGTTACGTTTGAACCGGGATTGCATTCGGCGACCTGCAGCTGATTGTCCAGCATCACCACAACGCCTACGTGGGTCACGATGGAGCCTGAGTAACAAGCCACCCCGGCACCCTCGCAAGGTTCGCAGCGCTCGAGGCGAAGCATCAGTTTTCTCGCCTCGCGGTCGAGCCCTGCGCCGTCTTTTGTGACGCCGGCGAAGTCAGGCCATTCAGACAATCCCAGGTCCCGCCGGATTTCATTCACGATGCCAAAGCAGTCGAGCATCGGGTATACTCGGCCGCCCTTCAGCCAGGTGACTGAACGGTATTTGTCAGGGTTGAACATAGGGGACCTCAACTCATGTAGCGTAAACCGGGGAATTCATTCAGCGTGTAGCGAAAACGGGGCCAGGCGGTATCGAGCACATTCATGTAGCCAGCGGTGATTTGCGCCTGTAATGCCGTCCAGGAGCCCGATTTTATCGCCAGGGTGTATGGCACTGTCGCCGGCGCGCTCAGATCAGTTGAAACGTACTGGCGATATGTCAGTGAGCCAGTGTCCAAATTGGCAAGCGCGTTGCGAATAGCTGCGCTCACCTCACCATCGATATTGCTGATAGCAAACTGCAAATCTTGAGTGCCGTCGCTATTTCTGGCAGGTAAAGCGATATCAATATCTGCGGCAAAAAAGGTAAGAACATCACCATTTTCGACCGTTACTGTTATATCCTCATAACCTTTGCAGAAAAAATGAGCGGTAGAACCAATATTAATTTGCAGCGTTTCAATTATCACTTCCGATCCACTGCTGGCATAAAGCCGATTAAGAATCGTCATGTTTAGGCCACTCCCTGTTCAGAGCGATATCCAGAAGAGATTGTCCCGCAAGCCATTCAGGGTAGTGACCCCAACCAACTGGAGCGAGTGGGCGCTCTCTTAATTCTAGCGTCGCGGAATAACGCCATAAACCAGGCTTAATGAAGAAAGGCCCCTTATAAATACCGTTAAATCGACATTTAAAAAATTTCAGACCAACCGGAGTTTTGCATTTCATGTAAAACCATGCAGCGCCATCAGTCAGAACATCACGGAACCATGATTCAAATACCTGAGCATGCGCGTCATTTTTAAACTGCCAGACAACGGTATTACCAGTCGGTACAGAGGTATATTTTCTGCGTTGTCTGGCAAGCCCACCAACCCTGTCAGTGCGAATCATAGGGTCTGTTGGCTCAAATCCATAACCATCGTACGTCGGGCCGGGTATATAATCATGAGGATAATAAATATCGGTCATTATGTAATACGCCTCCCACGGTAGATTGTTTTAAGTGAGCGACCGAAATCCTCGGTTGGATTAACTACCTGAGAAGTCATATACTGCTTTAGTCTTTTTTCAGACGCGCGCAGTTGCTGGTTCACCATCTGCATGGTGGTATCGTCTGCTTTACCTGTAAACGTATTATGAAATTCAGCAATAACTGTCCCACCACTGGCCGCTCTTTGCTGCCTCACCTGCTCAAGGGTGGAGTCAAGTTTTGCTGACGTTCCTGCAGTAGTTACCCGCTCCCCTTTTTTCAACAACCATGTACCCGTTTCCGGTATTTTGTCGATACCGTCATGGGCCATACCTGCAAGGGCTGACGCAGATATAGCAGCAACAAGCGGTGTCGTTACACCTGCAGCCGCCGCCATAGCGGCAGGGGCAAGAGCAGGACCCACAATAGGAATAGCCGCGGTGGACGCATAGGCAGCCAACTGAGCCTGCAGAGAAGTAGCTTGTGCATTAGCTATCATTGGAGCTAAAGCTGTCGCTTGAGTTGTTTTCCCGACAAGAAGCTGGATTCCTTCATAAACCAGCCATTGAGCTCCAAGTTGAGTCAAAGTCTGAATGACCGTTTTTCCAAAGCCTTCAACCATATTGCTAAGGGCATCACCGGCATCTTCGGACTGAGTAGCAAGGTCATATAACCCCTGCTGAAGATTGCTCGTCACTCCGCTGAGCGCTGTATTGGTCGTATCTGCCGCAATCTGGTTATAGTTGGTAGCCATATCAGCGTAATTTTGCCAGGAGGACTCAACACCAGCCAGCCAGTTACTTCGCATTTCATCCTGTGCTGCGTAATATCCCTCAAGCGCTTCCAGTTCCTTTTTATAACCGTCATCCTCAAGGCTTCCGCCCTGATTTTTCCACCCCTGACGCAACTGCGCTCGTTCAAGGTTACGTTGCGTCTCTCTGTCACCCATACCACTACTGTCCGTCAGTGCAGCAGTCTTTTCCTGCATCTGGGTAACGTACTTCAGTGAATTATCCTGTAGCTTATTCAGGCGTTCCTGAGCAACGATCTGATCACCCAGTTTTGCATTAACCTCAGCCTGCGCTAGAACCTTATCCTTGCTGGCGAGTAAAGATTGCTCATCTTTGCTCAGCGCACGCGTTTTCGATGCCTCTTCGATAACCGAGAACTTTGACTGCAAAGACCATAAATTTTTACGTTGCTGGCTGATGGTATCGTTAAGCCCGGTATGCTGTTGCAGCAACTTTAACTGGGTCATCAACTGCAGGGTTTCGGCGTCCGTCTGATCAGAAGAACGGTCACCCGCAGAGACTTTAACGCCTTTGGGTTTTGGCGTTTTTTTAACTGAATCCTCGTATTCCTTTTTAGCCGCAGCCATATTAATGGCGTAATCAGCTTGAAGGATATGCCCCTCTTTTAACGCCTTATTTAATTCATTTTGACGGGCAGTATATTTTTCAAGCGCAGTCTGCGATTTGGCATAATTGGCCTGTGCCTGGGCCGCATATTTCTGCTTATCAGATTCTGCCTCCGCTTCTTTTTCTGCTGCCGCCACACTGGCTTGTGCAACACCAGCCTGCTGCTGAGCCATATCGAGAGCCAGACGTGCTGATTCCCTGTCACTCCAGAACCGAGCCCTAGCCTCTTCGTTTACATAGCGGTCGTTTTTCCTGAGATTCCAGATTTCATCTGCTTGTTTAAAGGCTGCTTCAGCCTTGCTAACCATCTCGCCAGCAGTATCCGGACGCCCAAGATCCAGAGCTGCATCCCACATTGATTTAAAGGCACGCTTTAAAGAATCAGCAGAACGCTCGATTGTGCCCATGTTATCGATCAGACTCTGGGTCTGAGTATTAAAGCCCTTTGTCGCTGCATCGTTAGCCGCCTGTAGCGCTGCAGCTTCATCACCAGAACGTTGTAACTGAGCTACATAATCGATCTGCTCAGCTGTTACGTTGTGGAACTGCTGAGCCATTGCAATCAGACCAGAAGTCGGATCATTCGACAGTTTACCGAAAGCTTCTGCAACCTTCTCAACAGGGACTCCTGACACCGCTGTAAATTTTGCGACTGACTGGCTTAATTCATCAAACTGTACTCCAGCTCCGACACCAGCATTAATTAATGCAGTCAGAGAATCACTCGTTTGATCGAAAGTCAGCCCGGCCTGCTGACCTGATTTTGCCAGCACCAGCATTCTGTCGGTAGTCAGGCCAGCAGTATTACCAGAAAGCGTCAGAGTCTTATTAAAATCAGAAAGGGTAGATGTTCCTTTATAATAGATATACCCCAATCCCGCACCGGCAGCGGTCAAACTTGCAATACCCACCGCTAATGGCGTCACGTTTCCTAGCAATGCACGAAAGGTCGGAATGAGGCCACCAAATGAATCCTTCACCTGGCCGCCCTGTTGCAACATAATTAGCCAAGGGCTTTGGCCACCAGCAAGCTGGGTGGCGACGTCGGTGAACTGCGCTGGCAACATGCGCATCGCATTTTTATATTGTCCAATCGAGATGCCCGCACGCTTAGCGGCCCGCTCCTGACGTGAAAATGCCGCCGTAACCTGTGCAGAGCTGTCGTTTGCTGCTCTTCCTAACCCGCTCAGTTGCTTATTAAGATGAGCAACTTCCTCATCAAATTTTGCGCTATCGCCGTCAATTTTAACGACCAGGTCACCCACTGGCTGGGACATAGCGAGTTCCTCCAGGAATACTTTCAGCTATAGACATAAGTTGTTCATCGGAAAGTTCATCACTCTCTGCCCTGTCTGTTGCAAGCAAACTAAAATCGAGGGCAGAAATGCCATATTTATCCGGATCGGTAAAAAGGCTGACAGCGAGGTAACTTAGGTTTGAGAAATGTGAATCAAGTAGGTCATCGCTAAAGCAACGATCCTGGTAATACTCAATCCATTCGAACCATTCCGAGGAGGACATTTCTGAAAGCATGGCGCGCCAGTCTGGTCTGCCAAACTCTCTGGCTAACCTCATAGCAAAGCGACGTGAACGGGTCAGGACTTTTCCAGGTCCAGTTCTTCCTCTTCTTCAGTTTGCTCCGGAGTATTGCTGACCGGAGGGATCATCCCTGAAAGCATGCGCACAAGAAGTGCAGCACTGCCCAATAATCCTGGTGGGTATTTGCGCATTATTTCATGGAAAATATCTTCCCCGTCACGCACCTCGCCATCAGCTTCACTTAAAGATAAAGCAACAATCATGGCCTGATCGCGAGTAGTCAGCAAAGTGGCTATTTTAAAATTCTCATCCGGCGACAATCCATCCGTTGGCAACGATTTCCTTTCTTCAACCATGAACTCAATATATTTCATGCGGCTGTAAGCTGATAATTCGAAAAGGTGAATATTTTCACCTTCTGGATTTAAAGTGTCTTTCTTGAGGTAATTCATTAAATTCCTCCGCAGCGGTGCCGTAACACCGCTATCGAAATATTAAGGAGTGGTAGAAGCGTTATCTTCAGCCAAAGATGGTTTTCCTTTATTGGTAATTTGCGCACTACGGGTTATTACTTCATTTCGCGCAATTGTTTTACCCAGACTATTTACCCAGCCGGTGAAAATATCTACTGCACCATTTGGATATTTAATTTTGTAGGCTTTCTCGTCACCACTCATAAACCAGTCAACAAGGTCTTGCTGACCTGTTTCACCTGGTTTCCATGCCAGAGTGACGCTCGATTGCCCGGCTGATTTAACCCCCTGAGCAGTAGAATCCCAGTCAGGTGCGTCATCATCGATATAAGAATCATCGTATGATTCAGCTGTGAGTTCACCGGGCGTAATTTCCTTAATCTTCGCAGTACGAGTCCAGCCGACGTCACTAAGTGGATCGTCGTAAGCATCACCTGTTCCGGTATAAATCCAGAAAGTCGTCCCGGCGCCCTTGGTCGGAGTGGTTGGTGTTGGGGTTGGCATAAGCTCCTCACATAATATAAGTCAGGGAATACTGGAGATCGGCGGAGCCCCAGGTAGTGGCTTCATCATCACGTTGGTAGTCGTAGCCGGAAACGCTGATGGTTTCGATGATACTGGCAAGCTCCTGAACGTCAGCCATCACCGGATAGATGCGTGTTTCCATCCATTTATCCAGCTCGCTATCGGTCGCGGTTGCTTTAAGGAAAACTTCAATATGAAGGACAGCCTCCCATTCTTCCTCGTCAATGTTGCTACCCGTCGCCTTCGCATCAGTAAGATAGACTGCGACCGCAGGTAACTCCTCGGGAGCCAGGAATGCTGGCCGTCCGTCATACCAGAAGGTTTTTCCGGGGTTGATTGACTTTAGTTTGTCCAGAACGGCTTTTCTGATTTGCGGGTGTATCATTTTGTCACCAGCCTTATCTGATTTTTAAGGGCCGCCATAAGCTCTTTTGGCATATCCGATTCCATCAGTTTGGGCAGTTCTTCTCTGAATGCCGTTGTCAGAGGTGTAACCAATGGCACTTTCACAACCTCGACCGGGTAACGGGATTTTCCGGTACGCCGGAGAACGTGCCAGCGCCCGTTGTTAAGTTGTTGTACGAAAGCCCCTGGGAAGCTGAAATTCCCAACTTTCAGAACGCTACCTGAACTACCGTTATCACGCTTACGACGTGAAAGCTGAACCCGTACTGGCCCCAACTTTATCGCTGGCAAATTCCCGCGATTTACCCGGATGGTTGCCATTGGCTTTTTAGGACTCGCCCGCTTAAGCCTGGATCGCTGCATAACCAGCTTCCGCTTAACCCTGGTTTCTTTCGCCACACGGGTTGAACTTCGGCTTATTGCCCTTCCAGCTACCCGGTTAATGGATTGGGATGTCGCCCGAGGAATGGCATTTTTACTGATATTACTCAGATTCTGCTTGAGCTCTTCCAGACCTTTAATCGTCACCTATGACCTCCTCAATCCAGATCTGCGGCTTACCATTAAAGAGGAGCCAGCGGGTAACGGTGTAAACCTGACTTTTATAAATAACCTCATCTCCCCGCGCTGGCTGATAGCCAGCGCTGAAGACAACCAGATTAATCCCGTCACCAGCAACCGGTCCCAGCTCAGGCAGCAGGTGACTTTCAACAGCAACATGCTCATCGCCATTAATAGTCGCCGTTCTGCCCAGCCTTTTCGCCGTCAGTTCATCCATCCTGCCAGCCATATTATCAAAGGCATTAGCCATTGATTTTGACTTCCAGGACGGTAACGCCTGCAGCAGCATCCTCCCATGCAGTCCCGGCTAATACCGCATCGGTGTCATCCAGCTGAACATTTCCAGCTTTGAGATATACCTTTTCCCCGGCGGTCACGGCATCAGCGGGCAGCTTAGATAAAAGAAAGACGCCTTCAGCGAATCCGTCGCCTACTTCACCCGGCTGAATATCGGTAATTGCAACCGCAACGATTCCGCCCAAAGCGACTGGTGTACCGCTGATAATCTCGTCTGCACCAGAGTTTTTAAGAGGGATGGTTTTACCGTCTTGCACATAATTTTTAGCCATAACGTCTCCTGTCAGCCCCGCAGGGCTGATTTCAGGTATAAAAAAAGCCCTTCCGGGCGTAGATTTTCAGAACTGTAATGATTACTGGCCGCTGGATTTCACCAGCCCGCGGTAGTCAAGCGGAGCCACACCAGCATCGATACGAACTTTTGTAGCGATACCGTCAGTGGTAAACCCTTCCTGCTGATCAATGTAAGGAGTATCAACACCATTCAGATACGCGACTTCGATGGTGTCCGTCCCTTTTGCCGCCATCAGATACCAGGCTTTTGCATCAGCTTCGTCAAGACGGGCCTCTGCAATCACATCAGCAAAATTCTGGATCGGGTTAATAATCCCGGCGTTGATATCCGCCCCTTTTACGCTCGCTGATTTAATCGTCTGGTTAGCCAGTGTCTCCAGCGCGACCGGCACCAGCATAAATGCAGGGCGGATATTCAGAGAGCGTTCACCCTCTTTCTGCAGGCGCATCAGTTTACGCGCATCGTCCAGGCTGCTGACGGAAATAGCGCCGGTGGACAGATTCTTGTGGTCTGCGTGGAATAAAGCCTTACCATCAGAGAGTTTTGGGTTTTTGGTCAGGATGGCGTAAACCAGGTCACCGATAGTCGCCTTAGCGGCACGGCCCATTTTCATCGGAACATCTGTGAGCTGGTTCAGATCATCATTGATGATTGCCTGGCGAGTGATGGAGAAAATTTCTCCGTAGGTGGCGAGCGCGATGGTTTCACCTTTATCGCCGGTTGTCACATACTTATATTCAGCACCTTCGCGAACCTGCCGCAGAGACGGGAATCCGCCCATCCCCACACGATGCGCTGTCTTAAAGTCCGATAGCTGGCCTTTCTTTGTCCACTGCTCAAAGGTTTCTGCAGCTTCGTCCCAGCCCTGCAAAATCGCTTTGTTGGCGACATCAAGCAGGATGTTGCCAAAATCTGAGGTGCTGTGCGTCAGCGCCAGCCCTACCATCTGCATCGGGTTATAGCTGGATACACCAATTCCCCGCTCAGTCAGGGCCATGCGGGCATATTCACGCAGGGTCATGCCGTTGTAGACATTGTCACGTTCCTGATCTTCAAATCCAGCACGCGCCATCAATGCCTGGCGAATACCATCGGCGACAAAATTACCGTTACCTGCATAAATATGCGCTGGCGTGGTTTTCGCCGATGGTGAAGCGTCTTTACCCAGCAGCGCCAGCAGTTTGTCTTTAGCCTGATCGACCGTGCAATCCATATCGGCTATACACTGCGCCTGCAGTTCGGAATGTTTTCCACCAACCATCGCGAAGAGATTGTTAATGCCGTTAACACGTTCTTTCTGCTCCGCAATAACCTGGGCGCGGATGGTGTTTTCGTCAGCACCGTTCGGCAGAGTGGTAGTGTGTTGTGCCTGAGGATGATTAACTGGTTGCTGTGGATCGCGCAGGTTAGAGTTACGCGGAGGTGTAATCATATTACGAATGTTGTTTGGCATCTTTTCGAAGTCCTCAATACGTTTAGACTGGATACAGGCCATAGCCTGAAGGGATGGTGTGACCTGGTCGGCAAAACCCAACTCGACGCATTCACTGCCGTCCATCCAGGTTTCATCTTCAAGCATCGCCGCGATTTCATCACTGGACTTGCCGGTTTTCGCTGCATAAGCGGGGATCAATACGGACTCAACCTTGTCCAGCAATTCGGCATAGTCACGCATATCGTTTGCATCGCCACCAGCAAAGCCCCAGGGCTTGTGGATCATCATCATGGTGTTTTCCGGCATGATTACCGGGTTACCCACCATTGCAATGACGGACGCCATAGAAGCCGCCAGGCCGTCGATATGAACGGTAATTGCAGCTCCGTGGTGTTTAAGGGCATTAAAAATGGCGATGCCATCAAAGACATCGCCACCGGGTGAATTGATATGAAGGTTAATATGAGTCACATCACCCAGAGCCTTCAGATCGTTAACAAACTGGCGAGCGGTTACCCCCCAGTAGCCGATCTCGTCGTAAATGTATATTTCCGCTTCGTTGTCAGCGCTGGCCTGCATACGGAACCAGGAATTATTTTTTGCGCTGGCTTTCGGACGTCGGGGCGCCCGATTCTTTGACTTCGGCACTGGTGCCTCCTTTATCGTTAGCAGGATCGGTGTCATACACCAGTCCCAGATCGCGGTTATCATCGACTTCAGCCTTACGGCGCCGTTTCACGTCATCCGGGTTGCGCCCGCTGGCACGCACCCAGTCGGATTCCGTCGCAGCCCCACCCCGGATTTGCGCCTTCCAGGCATTAGCCTCTTTAACTGGGTCGATCCACGGCATTACCGGACCGGAATAAACTGCAGTGTAAAGCGACGCTATATCCAGCCCACGTGGTAGCTTAATTTCGCCAGAAGCTACCGCCATTTTTAACCAGTTTCGGTACATTGGCCGGGTGATTGCGCCGATAAACCAGTCCTGAAGGATCAGATAACCATCTGTTGATTCAACCAACTCCTGGCGCTGGGCACTGTATGTTCCATCGTAGTTTCTGGCTGTACTGGAGAAGCTGAGACGAGCACCGGCAGCGACAGCGCGCAATTGTCCATTTCGGAATGTTTCAAGGTTAGGGTTAGGTCTGTCGGACTTGATCATCCCAATGTCTTCACCGGGCAGCAGATCATCATAGATAATGCCTGGCTCAATCATTACGTCGCGATTGTCTTTGCTGGTATCATCCGAAAAACTTTGCCCATCTCCTTTTTTTATGTACATCCCCAGCGCAGCTGCAATGCGTGCTGCTGTTAACTCGGCATCCTCGTATTCTTTCAACGCACTGAGGCGCATGAGCACACCAGAAAGGAGAGATGTACCTCTGGTCTGATGAAGACGGCGGGTAAATTTGAGATGAAGCATATTCCCGGCATCAACATCTTTCGTATCCAGTTGACGGCCAGTAACAGGCAGACTTTTATAGACCAGGTACTTTTTCGGGCGTCCCCAGTTATCTACATAAACCCCCTGACAAAGTTGCAGCGACTCATCGTTGGTCATTGGCACAAAATCGGCCTCTAGCGCTTCAAGCCAGAATGGTACGCCAGCTACCGGATCAAGTCCCTGCGCGGAGCCATTCACCATCTGAGCGAAAATTTCTCCGTCCCTGAGCCAGCTCCTGAGCATCAACCGCTCAAGCATCGGGCGGGTAAACTGTCCGGTTACCTCGGGGCTGACCGACCATTCCGCCCACTTAGTTCTGATTTGTTCAGCCAGCGTTTTCGCTATTTTTCCGTTATTCAATACCGGGTGGGGCTCAACAATAATTCCTTTTGCACCTACCACCCGTTCTTCAAGCTTATCAAATACGCCGATAACGAGATCGTGGTTGTTGTCCAGCCAGCGAGCTTGCTCGCGGAGGGATACAGCCCCCATCTGGCTTAGCTGGTTAGCGGAACGGTTTTCCCTGCGCGCCTTGTGTGTTCGCGTGGGCTTTACAGCTTCATATGCTTGAATCATCGCTCTCGAACGTAAACGGGCCGCTTTCCATCCAGGGGAAAAGACGCCAATCGCATCATCTAACAGGCTCATGGAAACCTCGCGAGTTTATAACCGGGTCGCCCGTGACGTTGAGCCAGCAGGGAAGCAAGACGGCGCTCCCATTCTTGCCGCCCTTTGCGGATTTCGGACAGGTTCTCCAGCGTCATCTGTTGCCCGTTGAATGTTATAGACTTTCCATCCAGAACAGCTATTTCTGCATCGGTATAACGCTGGATAATGGATTCAATATCGGCTTGCTTCACACCCAGCCTCCTGATGATGTGGTCCAGGGATTGTTTTCAACGTCGGGCTTATTTGCCTTCCGTTTTTTTCTGCTGTGGGTCGTTTTTGCTGGTAACGAGGATGGCACTTCGCCAGTTTCCGCCGTGCTTTCTTCGATCCACGTTGTCCGCTTCGCCCATTCAGGCGCATCCGGCCATTTGATCTTTTCGTACCCATGCAATATGACCAACGCATCGGCATAAACGAGCAGATCGAATGCTTCGTTCGGACCTCGGCCCGGTTTGCTCCATTTTCCATCGGGTGAACGCTCCTCATAGGTCAGCTCATCGTAGAACCAGCTGCCGAGCCATTTCGGGAAATGCACATAGTTTGGGCCGGGTGATTCACGCCACAGAGCGTTATTGACCTGGTCTTTCAGTGCATCGGTCTGAAGAAGATAAAGCGGAACATCGCCAGCGGCTTTTGCCCGGCGGGTTGATCTGTCAGTGTTATCAGGAAATGTCCGGGTAATCAGTTTTGAGCGTTGGAAACTGTCGCCCTTGAAGAGGAAAATCTTTTTACCCAGCCCATCCCGTCGACATTTACGCCAGAACTTATAGGCGTTATCGGTGACACCATCCTCGCCGCCTGAATCGACAGCCATCGACATGAGTCGCATGCGTTTTGAAGGGTCACTTGATAAGGTCCAGGACTTTTCGAACACGTCAGACAGAAGTAAATCCCAGTCCTCTGGGTAACTCGCCGGATCAATGGGGTAACATTCACCGTGCTCGTTTGCCCGTAATGACTGGCGAATGTTGTAGCGATCAACCACCCAACGTTCGCCCTGCGCACCATATCCGGTAACCTGTACAACGAAGCGGCGGGACTTGCCGCCCTGTACATCGACAGTCGCCATGATAAATTCAACACCGTCAGGTACTGTACGTTTCGGCACGTCTTCGGCGCGTTGCTCAAGCAGTTCACTCTTGCGCTGTTCGAGGTTGGCGCGGGGCAGATATGGTCGCCCAAAGTCAGTATTTACGACTGTTTTAAGCGTTTCCTCACTCTGGGTAGCTTCATACTCCTGCTCAGCAGTCAGGAATTTGTACATCATCTGCGCCCAGGTCTGGTAAGCAGCTGCCGGACCTTCCATCCAGAACGATGCGATACGCGAGCGGCGCGGCTCACCATATCTGTTTCCGCCACGGTCTATTCTTTCCCCGTCACGCAACCAGACAGAACGAATGTTAAGGTCGCGTTTCATCTCCGGCGTGATCTTACCTTTGCATGCAGGACACTGCAGACAGGCAGATTCACTTGCCAGTACAGGATCTGGGGATTCGCGGTACCCTGTCATGTTTGCGACTTCTGGTTGAAAATATTCACCACAATGCGGACACGGCCAATAAAGTCGACGTCGATCACCACGGTTGAAAAGAGACAGAATCCCTGTCGTCGGTGGTGCTTCATGCGCAGAAGATGGACGCCATTTTGTGTCGCGGATGTCCCTGCCTGGTGAACTCTCTACCAGTGTCATCCCGCTGGACATAAAGGTAGTGGTACGCTTAGAACCCAGGGAAAAAGCATCACCCTCCCCGTCAATATCCTCAGGGAAGCGGTCATAATCCGTCAGCGCCACACTTTTATAGTCTGACGACGACATGATATTGACTGAAGGCCAGCCGAGTTTGAGGTAGTTCCCGGCGCGAAACGTGCGGTCGTGGACGTTGTTGTCATTACGGCGCGGGCTTAGCCGTGATTTTACTTCCGGGCTGCACCGGAAAGTGCGGTCGAGGCGCTTCTTCGAGTGCTCGCGTGCCTTCTCTTCGGATACCTGAATAACCAGCATGTCAGCCGGATCACAAACGATGTTATAGACAATCCAGCCGTCAATGAGGCCGATCGTTTTCCCTGTTCGGGCAGGTCCGACAAACACTACTGCATCGTATTCCCTGGAGGCCAGACAGTTCATCGGTTCGATAATGTAAGGGGCCAGATTTGGGTCCCAGGGAACGGAGTTACCCGCCCCCATCGGCACACGCATATATGCACTGACCGCATCGGCCACTTGCATACGACGCGGGGCACGTAAAATGCCGGAGACATCGCGGCGAAGCCCTCTGGCTGATGCCCGTTTTGCCATCAGTCCTCCTCTGGCTCATCCTCCTCTGGTTCGGCGTCCATTACTTTTTGTGCGACCTGATCGCGCAGGTCATCAATCACGCTTTGCACGCGTGATACCGCAACTGGCGTAAGTGCGCAGTCGCGTTCAAGAATGTCCGGGAGTGTTTCAAGCACCATGACAACGGCTTTCGCCATCAGTGAAAATTCTCTGGCAACGTCTTCGGCAGGAATAAGTTGCTTTGTATCAACCTCAAATTTCAGCCGCTCATTCTCAGCCTTCCAGTGCGCGAGCCTGTCTGAGGGGTCCATCTCTTCAACGCTTGCCGTTGAGGCCGTCGGAATCATCAGTTCACTCAAAATATCAGTAACGAGATATAGCTTGAGCTTGCTATTACTGCCTGGTGCCGGAACAACGTTTTTCAGCCTGGCCGCGACCGTCTGGCGGTGTACGCCAGTGATACCTGCGAGCTGGTTGATATTGAGTTTTAATGAAGCGATTTCCTGGCCCATGATGATGAACACTTTTTGAACAATTCGACATCATTGAAAATCCGACTTTCGGAAAATCAATAACCTGCACACATGATGATGATGACTATGAAATTAGAAAACTAGCCGTTTTCCGCGAGTCCGCCGCCCCGTGGTAGCCTCCCCCTCCGGGAGGACCCGAAAAATGATAATAACTATCATTTGCATAAAGTCGATAGAAACTGCCTACATTAGCCATTTAGACGTCCAAACTACCATTGATTCCCTTTTAACTACCGATAATGACATTCATTCGCATTACATAAGCCCCTCGCGATGTGAAGGGCTTCTGTAATGCGTGCGTCTACAGTGCAGATGGAGACAGCTACCCTTCTTCAAACCATGCGTCTACAGCTCGTCCGTCTGCTGCACGATAATGAATAAGGTACTGATTGGGGCCATGCGTATATTCTGCGCGAGCTTTGATATGCCCTTCTTCTTCACTGATAGTAACGGTTACTACCTGACCAAGTTCATGTTTAAAGCTCATCGGTTATTACCTCTTTTAGATATAAAAAAACCCCGCCGAAGCGAGGTTATCATTTGACTGAAATGTCTATTTCTTGAATGCCTCAGCATAAGCCTGTGCACTCTTTTGTGATGACTCCATTATGTCATCAGTCAGCGTTTGCTGACCCCACTTGGTGACCTTACCATTAACGAACGTTATAACCAGTCGATCGTTAGCCAATTGTTCGTTATCAATGATTGTGTAACCATAGAGAGCCTTATTCCAGTATATCCAGCGTTCGCGTTCCTGGTTCACATCCGTCCTGCGTGGCGACCCCATGATCTGCATGACGTCGTTTTTACTCATTCCAAGAGATAAAAGCATTGATCTCTGGTTGTAATCTACTTTCTGGACTGTTGGCGCACATGCAGTAATTGTTAAAGCTGAAACACCAATTAATGCTGCAAAAAGTAACTTTTTCACGTCCCTATCCCCATCGGTTTGTTTGGGACAGATTAACAAGGGAAACAACAGCACCGCAATTGAGCCCTGCATTATCACAGGCACTTAGTAAATGCCTGCTGTAATGCCTTAACTTGACTGCTCAGTCGCGGTATCAACCAGCGCCAGCGCTTCGCTAAAGCTCACCCCGGTCCGGTTTAGCCATGGGCTAACTTTTATCCGTTGGTATAGAATCCACAACAAAACACCTGACAGGTGATAATACTATTGCGAACCACACCTATCAGGTGTATATTTAATTCATCGAAAGCAATACTGCTTTTCCAGTGGAGGATGTAAAAATGTCGAAAATGAAATTTATTGAAAACGTTGGCTCTTCCAGTACTACCGCCCACCTCGGCACAAAAAAACTTGGTCACGACGTCAACGCTGCTGCATATGAATGTGATGGCAAAATCGTTATCAAGCTCGAAAGCAACGGCGTCCCGGTTAAAGGTGTCAGCCACATCGAAATGACCAGAGAACAATATGACGAATTTTGTCTTCCGCAGGCGCGTAAACTGTTTGTTCGTGGCATTGAGTTATTCGGTGCAAGCACCATTTTTGGAGAGTAATAACCAACGATGAAAAACACAGTACTGGTTGATGCCCAGAACAAGCTCGGTTTCTCCAAAGCTGAAATGGCCCGCGCGCTCTCTGTTCATTACAACACCTACGATAAGTGGGAACGCGGAGAGCAAAAGCCTCAGGCAGCCGTTTACACAGCCGTGGACATGCTTCTGTTCATGCACGCTAAAGGCATTCTTACCGAGTGGATGAGCAGAGCTGAATGATTTCATCTCCCTACTGCCGTGCAGGCAGACATTCAAACGGGAGGAATCATGTCAAAAATCACTATGTCGGAATGGCTCGTACGGTACGAGTCCATTGTTAACGACCGCCTCAACACTGGTGCTGTCGCCGCTAAAACACACGGAGATTACCGGCGTCTTATCCATTTTTGCCGGAGCGTCTGGACGGATACCCTGCTTCAGGACATCAGCATCCATGAGATTACGGCAGTTATTCATCGGAAAGCGGCGACGTCTCCGTTTGCGGCGCGCCGGTTGCGGATAAATATGTCCGACCTTTACGTGGAAGCTCAGCGTTTTGGTGTGCTGCCGTTGGGTCATAATCCAGCGCTGATTGTCCGGCACCCTGCCACCAGCGTTAAAACTGAGCGGCTAACATTCCCGGAATGGCTGCGCATTTTTAGACTAGCGACATACCGGACGCCAGAGTATTTCCAGATCGCTATGCTGCTCGCCCTTATCACTGGTCAAAGACGTGCTGATATTGTGGCGATGCATACTGACGATATCCGGGATGGTTATCTGCATATCACGCAAAATAAAACCGGAGAGCGTATCGCGCTCCCGCTACAGCTGCGACTGGATATCGCGGGATGCTCATTAAGCGAGGTGATTTCAATATGCCCATCAGCGGGTCCATTGGTGCAATCTCGCGGCAAGTCCGTTGGGGCGTGGTCAATCACCCGATGGTTTCAGATTTGCCGCGATGAAGCGGGCATCGGTGCTCGCGAAGGGAAATCGCCACCGACATTTCGGGAGATACGTTCCCTGTCTGAGCGATTGTATCGCCCGCAGGGAATCGACACACGAACGTTGCTGGGCCACAAATATCAGCGCATGACTGACGGCTATAACGATATCCGGGACAGGGAGTATCGGAAGTTAGCACTTAAAAAAACCGCTGATTAAATCATCGAAGCCCCTCTCCCAGGGAAGGGCTTCTTCAATGCCTTAGCTCGCCTGCTCTGAGACGGTATCAAACAGCGCCAGCGCTTCGGTCGCTTCCTGAATCGCTTTACGGGTCTTCGAGACAATCTCGCTTTCCGTGAAAACACGATCAAAGGAGTCTGCGAAAAGCTCAGACTTCAAATAGCTGTCGCCTACCCAGTCAATGGCCAGCTTGGCCGCTGCGGTGTCGTAGTTAACTTTCTTGATGATATCCAGGCGGATTTGCTCGGATGCGGTGATCTCGGACATGTCTTACCTCTGCTTTTTTGCACATAAAAAAGCCTCGCAGGTGCGAGGCTTAAAAGATAGTATTCATCGACTAAACTTAAAGGGGGGTGTAATGCTCCTTTAACACCTTACACCAATGCCTAATGGTTCTAGATCTCCTAGACACGGTTTCGGCACTTAAAGAATGGCACTGCTCTAAAAGAAAACCTTCTGCAGTTTCCGGTTCTAACTGAGAGAGATTTTCAACACCCGCCCAATTTATCCAAGCCCAACCTATATGACTGGTTTCAAAACATCTCGCCGCAATCTTAAGTTTAACATCGTCTTCTGATTGAATTAACTGCTGACCAAATGATGTTACCTTACCATTATTATCAAGGAACCCTAATACCTTAGCAGCATGAATATAATAATATATATGGCGCTCCTGCAGACCTGTATTGAACTCACTGCAAGGTTCACCACGCCATTTAACTTCAACGATATTAAAAACTCGCTCTAAGGTATCGGCTTGCGGTATCTGGTGACCGCTAACAGATAGCATTGATAACTTATTAATATCTTTTAGATAAAAATCAGCCCCAGCCTTTGTCAATACAAAAATTAATTCACCAGTCTCGTTGCTTCTGAGCTCCATGTTTGTACCGGAAGAAACAACTGCCTGAAAAAGATTTGATAGTGATTGAATATCAATCCTATTTTCATTAATGAAATCAATTACATTAGCTCTTGCTTCTATCAAAGCGCTTAAAGATTTTAACAATTCTTCAAACAAAGAAAGCTTCTCTGCTTGAAATGAAATTATGAACGACCCTGGGCGAGCATCAACTGGACGTAATTTGTCTTTAAGGCCATCTAAATCCAAAAGACTGTTGTATAGTTCGCTAAATCTGTCGCATACGCTTGAAACATTGCCTAAAACAAGATTACCTTCACTTTTCTTAGAGCTTTTTTCCAAATGTATTTCATGCGTGGAGTATCTTATTGGTGCGCCAATTCGTCCATTGCCAAGAACGGGTACAACTGAGCTAATGAACAATCCACTAGCAGGTAACTTATAATTATTTAAGTCTTCTGCATACAAAACATCCCAAGCAGGAGTCTCATCTCTATTGTAAGGAGCCTGAACCTTGTAAAAAAAACTTTGTTCAAGCGCAGTAAGAGCCGAGTAAATATCTATTCTCTTTCTTTCAATTAGCTCAAGTTTAGTTGGTGATACCGGTATGATAAACCAACTATCTGAATTTTCATCTTCAGAGATCCAATACACTACGTATAAAGAGCCAACTTCATTTTCTACTGAAAAGAAACGAGGCTCTTCAAAGAACTCATACACTCTTTTATAAAGCAGTGTTCCCAACATAGTTTTGGGGAGGAAGATATTACTCATTCTCCTTCTCCCACACACTCGAAGTGTTCATGTATATGGCTATTAGTTCTAAGCCAAATTGTGTAATGAGCAGGATCAGCAAACGTTTTTTTCATAACACCCATTAATGGGGTTACCTGACCTTTAGCAACCAAACGGTTGCCCAATGCTTCAGGGAATTTGGCTTTTGCATCATTGGCACCTCTCATTTCAGAAAAGAAAGAGGTTCCAAAAACACATATTAAAGCCTCACCTTTACATTTTTTGTGGCGATTCGGGTACTCTTCATGCGTAGAGAGAAAACAATGTGCTGTAGGGGGGCTTACTCGAACTAACCGAAAAAATTCCCCCTCAGCATCCTCGGCTGTCTTCGGTGGTACGCCTTTAGGAAAAAATTCAGGCCATGCATCCTGAAAAACTTCTGCTGCGGCTTCTGACATAAAAACCATCCCGTGTAGTCAAAAAAATCTGCCAACACGTTATTGATTGATAGTTAGAAACTTACATTTTTTGCTGGCATCATCAGGAATATAGCAAAAAAATATTTATTGTGAACACCAATTTGCTCTCAACAATTTACCGCTCCAATAACTTGTTAATTAGCACTTTTATCATTCATATACTTAGCACAGTTAATCTGCGCCGTTTTGTTATGCACCAGAATGTCTCGCTTGGTCTGCTTATCCAGCACCTCGATATCGTGGTCGGTTAGGTAGATAATTCGTACCCAGCTGCAGGCCGTATCAACCACCACTGGGGCGGGTAAACTTTTCGCGCAGCTCCCGATCAACATCGTCATCAGGCATATGGCTAACGGTTTGCTGTACATCGCTTGCCTCTTTCGTGACTTCTGCCTTACGTTCTGCCGCGGCGACGGCGGCGGCGGCGTTCTCTTCGGTGCGCTGCTGCTTGACCTTTGATTCTGCCTTACTGGTCCCGCGAGCATGACCAATGCCGAACGCACCAGCGATAGCACCCAGGATGACAACCACCAGCCCCGCGATAATTTCGAAGCTCATTGCTGCGGCTCCTTCAGTTTGTCGGCCTTATCTTTCAATGCTGGCTGGCGCACGTATTGCGATAGCACGGCCAGCACCACCAGCGCAGGGCTAATCAACGTAACGATGTTTGGAGGCAGAATGTTTTTGATATCCGGCGGCAGCATCGCCCAGGCGTGCAGAGCAGCATCCGGGAACGACTGCGCCCATACGCCAACCAGCGCGCCGATAGCTCCCAGCTTTACAGACCATGTTTTCAGCAGCAGGCTGGCATGACCTACGAACTCCAGCCGGGTATATTTGCGCAGAAGTAACAGAACGAGCACAGCCACCAGCACGAGCATAGCGAAGATGATCATCTTCATAGCACGCGCTCCTTAACCCAGCCGTAGAGAAAATCCTCGTTCGCCTCGCGTCCTTCAGCCAGTTCGAGATATTTGGCCCCCTGGCTACAATTCAGCGCCCTTAACAACACTTGCTCACCTTCTTTTCCCCGGGCAGAAAGATACCCATTCAGGGCGGTGATAGTTCGGGGACCAATGGCACCATCCGGGATAAGGTCGGGATAAAGCCTTCCACGCATATTCATTGCTGTAAGCCAGCGCTGAAAGAACTTACTGGCGACGGTGGGCCCCATGTTTACGCCTGTGTCGCAAAGCTCGTTCGCCAGAACCGTTGACAAATTCGCCACCAGGTCGAAACGTGGACCTGACCAATAGTCGTTAAGCAGGATTTGCTTTGCGGTTTCCCGCGGAAGGCTTCGCATCTCGCCGGTATAGCCATGTGCGCGGGCGGTGGTTTGGGTGATGCCCCAGCGAGTCGGCCCGCCTTTATCCGACGGATGATCGACATACCCGCCTTCTTTACCGAGGATGCCCTCGATAATCTGATCTACTGTCATTGTGCTTTCACTCCGGTAATACGTTCCCAGAAATACGTAAGCGCTACAGACCCCATAGCACCACTGATACCGGCAGTGGCCAGTATCATGTAAATACTCAGGCCACCTTCAATGCTGATGAGCCCACCAATGACCCCGGTAAAAGCCGAAACCACAATCTGCGCAAAAGCATTTATCCAGCTCCATTTTGCTTTGCCCTGCTTCACATCCATCAGGAATCGGACAAGGCCGCCCCAACCAGCAATGATCAGCAGAGCCAGCCAGGTGATTCCGGCCATGCTCTCTTTGTCTTGCATATGCTTTGCCATAGGTTCACCTCCGGGTTAACGGGGTGCTGTGTGAATAAAGGGGCAGATTCATCGGGCTGATTTAACAATGAGCTTTATCGATGATGGTTCCCGTGAGCCTGAAATGAAAAGGCCCGCGAAAGCGGGCCTGGGTAGTTACTACCAATATTTAACGAACGCCAACACACACATCAACAGAACCAGGACTGTTATCACTGTACGCATATTTCACCTCTTAGCTAGGAATCGTGCTTACCGTTACTGCGCACTGATTGTCTCAGAGCACACAACAGAAATTCCGAATTAAGGGGAAGCATTCGAGTTTTTTAAGAATAAATTTTCACAAAAGTGACTTTTCTGTTTTTGACGCTTGTGTAAGACCCAGGAAAGTAAAAAACCCGCACAGGTGGCGGGTTTATGTTTTGTTTTGCTGCTCAGTTCGCTTTAACGTCCCGAGCCTATCACAATTCAAGCACTTTCCGCGCAACTATTCAAGTAAAATCTGTCGCCATTTGTGCCAAATGCGTCACACATTGGTGCGTAAAGCATCGATTCTGCAAGATTTAGCCAAACATCGATCCTGCTCTCACAAGTCCGCAAGCACCATTCTGGATGCTTTTCGTTTAGCTCTTTCGCCATTGCCTTCTTGCTCATGCGATAGACATACCGATCCTTGATTAGCTTATAGAGGGCTTTATTCCCGGAGCGCACAAGCTGAGCACTTAGCACAGAATCAATTATCAATCCTTCCTCATCAGTACAAAAAGCCAGGCCGCTTTTGTTTTTACCACTAAGGATTTCCTTAAAGAACGCTTCCAGCTCTGGCTTGGTAATGCCTGATTTCTTCATACGGCGCAGAGCGTCATTGATGGCTGTTTTGGTTATCTTCCCGGAGGCCAGTAACTGGTTAAACATATTTCCGCCACTGCCGCCGCCGATATATGACCAGCGACCCCACATATGCAACTTTCCCTGTATCCAGATACTTTCCAGAGTACGGAGGCGAACCATTTCGCCGGATTTGCCAACTTCAGAAGGATTAATCATCTTGCGTCTCCACTTACGCCAGTACGCCGATTGCCAGCGAACGATCCAAAAATCGAAACAGCAGCTCCAGCTGTGAGCCGTATTTCTGTTCAAATGCCACGGTGTCAGCGTGCAACTCGTCGTGATGCGCTCTGCAAAGCGGCAACACAAACAGGTCGTGCGCTTTCGTTCCCATTCCACCTTGTCCGTGGCCTATCAGGTGGTGGGGGTCGTCTGCCTGCTTGTTACAGCAGACACACAGCTGAGACTTAACCCAGCGTGTCCATCTCTCGTTTTCCCAGCGTCGGCGCTTTGGCCGCAGCATGAATGATTCAGGTGTTTCCGGGTCCACTCGCAGCGCCAGAATCTTTTTCTGCACTACTTCGGTAGCCGCAGGCCCCGGCGTAATATCGCTCTCCTTCATCACTGATTGGTGCTTAACCGGTGGCAAACGTAGTGCTTTATGCGCTAACGCTTCCGGTATCACATGTGCCAAATCGTTGATAATCATCCACCAGCACAGCTCCGGGATAGTCAGTGTGTGGTCTTCATTGAAGCCCAACTGTGAGCGGATAACGGATATCATCCAGGATACCAGGTTTACCCGCGCTATACCTGCCAGTGTTTCGGTGTGCTGGTCACGAACCAGATTATCGCAGGCCCAGCACAGCCTGATGCTGCCAGGCTCATGACGGAACAGCGTAAAGTTCTCGCTATGCCAGGTTCCATGCGGATACTGGCATTTAAAACTACGCTCAAGCTCCGCCTCCAGGCCACCAATACCACCAGCGCGAATGATAACTTCCTGGTTCTCAAAGACGGCTAACAGCGTCGGGTCATCTGCCAGTGGCTGGCTGGCCGGTGGAATGGCCCCGGTTGGATACTCTGAGTAGTTCTCCGGTTCCGGCTCAATAAGTACCCTCCCTCGTCTGAACAGGGGTAACAGGTCAGTACCTGGACGGAACAGGACGACACCCATCCGAGGGGCTATTTCTGGTGTAAGTAACGCTCTCACGCGTAATTACCTCCAGAGGTAACAAATCGTTTAATAGTGATTTCCACCTTCCCTTTCTTCGTTACATCTCCCCATTCAACCAGCATGCGTTTTACCTGGCTGTCGTCCTCCCAGACGCCGGTTTGTGTCAGCGCATCGAACAGCGCTTTGTTGTAGTTGTCGATGTCACGGCGGCGCTGATCCGGCGGGTACAGAACAATGTGAACTTCTGCCAGGTCACTTGAAGGTCTTGGGACCGCGCGTAACTGTTCGATAATCGCCGCTCTGGCTGCTTTCTGGAACTTGCGACCAGTCTCGCTAACCATATGGCGTCCCTTCAGCGGTCCTTTGCTGGGAGCGCGCCAGTAACTGTTTACGCTTGGTGGAAATGGTAATGTCAGTTTCATGAAGTCCCCTTAAAGGATCGCCACAACATCCCGAGCAACTTCCCGCGTGGTGCCATTGCAGGAGATCGAACGACGCGCTTTGATAAATTCCAGGTTAAAACCATGCTCCCGGTACAGGTCGATGACCTTCGGGGCTGATGAGTTTGAAATAACAACCCGCGCGCCACGTTTGTGGGCTTCAACACAACGCTCTGCCAGAAGCTCCTGGTCATCCCAGGTAAAGCCACCAGCGGCATACGCGGTAAATCCTGCAGTACCCGGCATCGGTTCGTAAGGCGGGTCGCAATACACCACGTCATCCTCTCCGGCCAGGTCAATGGTCCGGCGGAATCCCGAGGTCATGAATACGCAGTTATGAGCCATATCAGCAAACGCCTTCAGCTCATTGAACGGGAAGTACGGCGCCTTGTATTTTCCCCAGCCTACGTTGAACTGGTGCGCCAGGTTGTAACGCATAAGGCCGTTGAAGCAATGCCGATTCAGGTACAGGAACGCTGACGCACGTTCGGTGGTGTCGAGGGTCTGCGCATTGAACTCTTTGCGGATCAGTTCATATCCGTCCGGATGCCCCATGTGTTCGAACATCCACCGCGCATGGTTTTCAACCGCGTCAGGTACCAGTGCCAGCATCTGATACAGGTTGATCAGGTCAGGGTTAACATCAGCCAGCAGGAAGTCAGCATGCTTGTCGCTGTTCAGGAAGACGGAACCACCGCCCACAAACGGCTCTATCAGTCGCTTGCCCTCCGGGATAAACCGGAACAGGTCAGCCAGTCGGGTGTATTTTCCACCAGCCCATTTCAGAAATGGCTTGCTCATGAGCGGAACCCCGAGTTTTCTGGCAATGAGTAATCAACCCCTTCGAAGCTGGCTCGCGAAATCGACGCCTCCTGGCGGGAGCTGTTGAGTGGAGCAGAAAGTTTTAACGACAGCTCATCCCATTTTTCCCGAAGTTTCGACGGGCTAAGCACGTTTTTGCACCAGAACGAATCTTTGTTGGCGCGCTTGAATAGTGAGCAAATTTGTTTATGGGTTCGCCCGTCCTGCATCACCATCAGGCGCACGTCATTGGCCCATGCCGTCCAGTTTGGTTCTTTAGGCCGAACTACCTCACCATCACTTTCAGCGGCCAGTTCGTACATGCTGATAATTTTCCCCCAAATGAACTCGGCGCAGGTTAAATCGTCCTGGCTGCCCCACTGCCGCTTTGCAGCGCTGTACACCACCGCGTCAGGGTGTCGTGACAGAAATTCATCTGCAGAGCCCTGTTCGTCCGGTTGCGAAGCGTCCGGACAAGAAGGATTTATATCTGATGGATCAGTAGTTGATTTTACTGACGGATCCCCCCCAGATTCTGACGGGTCAAAAATGGGTTTTTTGGCGGATTCCGACGCCTCAAATTTTGAGGGGTCAATTTTTGACGCATCAGATTTTGATGTGTCAGATTTCGACGTGTCAGAAACTGACAGGTGAGAAAATGCCGCCTTCTGTAGTTTGGAAACGTTGAGCTGGTAGACGTTCGATGCATTACGGTTGCCGTTGCGGCGCTGTGTACGAGTGAGCCACCCCTCTTTCTCAAGTGCAGCTATCGCCGTTCTGACAGTACTTTCACCAGCGCCAATCTGACGGGATATGGTCGCAATAGAAGGCCAGCAAACACCCTCATCGTTGCTGAAGTCAGCCAGGCGCGCCATGATTGCCACGCTGGATAGTTTCATCCCCGAAGATGCACAAGCGTCCCAGACGTATCCTGTTAATTTAGTGCTCATGATCGTCCTTTATTTCTCTGAACTTACGCCTGAATTGATCGATGGGGCTGAAGCACTCATGCTCGTACCCTTCACGCAGGTATATAACGCGTTGTGTCTGGGGCTCCCAGCAGATGACTCGGACCGGGACACCGTAGTGATCTCTGAACCATCGGTTAAGTTCTCGCATACGCTCCCCGCCTGACCGTTAAAGTCCCCTACCACCCACTGAGCAAACTGGTAGCAGACAGGCTCAAACCCGCCTGATACTCTTACCCCATACACGAACTGCACCGGGCCTGCTCCACCAGGAACCGGACGCGCTACAAGTTGCGACCTGCGGTACTGTATTGGTAAACTGTTCTTGCGTTAGTAATCTCCACTGATAACGACACGCCACGACGCCAGAGGCTGCAACCTGCTGGCGTCACTTCTTTTTGCGTGCAAACAACGTGATAATTGCCGCGATTTCTTCTTCACGTGCTGCCAGGTGGCGGCGGTGATGTACCATGATTTCTTCTGCTTCATGTCTTTCGATAACCCCATCATCAAGAGCCTGCTCGATAATCTGATCAACCTGCCCTCTGGCTGCTGAGGTACGCATTGCACGACTAAACAGGTCTACGCGATCCAGTTCTTCAAGGTGCGGCACATCCACCAGCAGAGCACCGCGACGGCGGGCGAAATGGTCAGCCAGCAGCGACGTGTTGGAAATGTCTTCCATCGCTTCCAGCTCCGATACTTCAAAAAATCGACAGCCGTTCTTCTCATAGAGGTTGTTATTGAATTGGGTAAGTGACATCCCCAGCGCACCAGCCATAGCTTCGCGTCCGCCGGGGTAGGCTTTGCACATCGCCTTTACGACTTCTTTCAAATTTGTCATTTAAATCAGAGCCCCTTTTGTTTTTGTGCCTTTCTTTTTGCCGTACTTAAGAATTGTTCTGGCCTGGTCTAGACAGTCATCAAAGATGTTTCTGCGCTTGGTTGTCGGCTTCGATGAGCGCCGGTAGTATGAAATAGCCTCTTCCCCCCCCCTGCTCAGCCTGTTCTGCTGAATAACCATCTGTCAGCAGCGCCTTCACAACATGGTTTTTAATGAATTGTTCCGGGTTCATACCTACCCCTTTCTATTTCAATTAGTAGTTATGGTTAAGTGACTGATCCGATATTGTTCTGACTAGAGCCTTCCCCATATAGAAGCCAATGGGGATCGCATTTAAGGGCTGATGACAATTCAATGATGAATCGCGGACGCTTCGTTAACCCCGCCTCAATTGCTTGAAGTGACTGCTGAGTCATGCCTACTAATTCAGCTAGCTGAGCCTGAGATAAATTCATCTCTTCTCGTTTGTTTTTTAATCTTTGAGAAATTGTTTCCATAACACCTCCACAGTTTTATCTGTATTTTTGTACAGACATTACTGTTTGTCAATCACAGTTTAAACTGTGACCATGAGGCCATGGAAAGGGAGGGTCTATGAGCCTTGCAGAGCGAGTTAAACAAAAAAGAATCGAGCTTGGGCTTACACAAGAACAAGCAGCTGAAAAGGCAGGTATTAGACAGCAATCATGGGCTAGTATCGAAGATGGGAAAACCAAAAAGCCTCGAAACATCGTTGGTATTAGTAAGGCGCTGAAATGTGATCCGACATGGTTAATGACGGGTGGACCATTCATGCCTCTTTCTGATGTAAATTCAAGGAAAGTGCCATTGATTAGTTACGTTCAGGCAGGGGCTTTAGCTGAAAAACACCCTATTGATGCGTTTGATGGTAGTTTCGAATACATCATGACAGATACTGAAATGTCTGAGTTTACGTTTGCCCTCAGGATAGAGGGTGACTCAATGGAGCCTGATTTTAAAGAAGGCGATATTATCATTGTAGACCCAGAGCTTGAGCCAGTCCCCGGTGAATTTGTTGTTGCTAAAAATGGTGAAAATGAGGCTACTTTCAAGAAGTACCGACCAACATTTACCGATTTGACTGGCCGACAGCACTATGAGTTAGTTCCTCTCAACGACGACTATCCAACGATCAATAGCTCAGATCGACCTCTTAAAATCATCGGAGTGATGATTGAGCACAGAATTTACAGACGAAAACGATAATCCCTCCTCTAAGAACCGGCGCTTGCCGGTTTTTCTTCACCTTTTTTTTCATTTAAAACAATCTGCTACAGATTAATTAGTATATACGCGCCAGAAATTACAGTTTTTACTGTTGACCATTTAACAGCTTTATCTGTATTATTTATTCATCAACAGCGAACAGGTATGGCGCCTAGCCGGTGAAATTTTAATGCTCAGATGGTTCGCTGATATGAAAAAGCGCCCCGTAGGGCGCTAGCTCTTTAACAATCTGGATATCCCTAATGAAGCCAAGGAGTTCATATGTCAGAAGTATCATCAACACCAAATGAATTATGGTTATTGATTAAATCCATCGCGGAAACGAATTTAAACGAGATTAGCAATCGTGTTTCTCGCGGGGAGTGCTTGCTTGAATGGCATCAGGAGGAAGTATCCAACCTTGCATCTCTACTGAAAGAGCAAGCCTGAGATCATCCTTGTCCATTTCTCGACATTGTTTAATTGTCCATCCATGTTTTCGGTTCAAATAGAGGTAAATTGCTTCAAATCCATAAATATCAGAAGGGTAGCCCTCCTCTTCTGATAAATGGTCACCAAAACATTCTAGTGAATAGTTTAAATCAGCTGTGGCGTGATGTAGACGCCAACGAGCATGGTAGAGGTCTTTGTTCATTTTTTTTCCTCATTGTTAGGGAATATCCAGATTAACCGAATCCTTGTTGTTGGGGAATAACCAGGATCCACCTCGCCTGATGTGGGGAAAAGCAGGCACACAACATGGAAGCACATTCCCTCTCCTTCTACTGGTTGGGATCGGTTTGTAAGTCGTCGGAGTGCGCTTCCAGTTGTGATGTGTACAAGCGTACTGCAGCGCCGGTCGACGCAAAGATCCGGAAATCGACTGAGCAACAGCAACTGGTTGCCAATACCAAAACGGAGCGGCGGGAAGTAAGCAGATTAGCGATCTGGTGTCACAACCCTTGTTAACTGTGCTGTGTGTAGTCTTGGCGGTGCCAGTTCATTTCCCTTTCTGGTACCGCCCTTTTTACACAAGACACGAGAGCACCACCGAGTGACGGGCCCATTACCCAACCCGCTCGGGCTGATGCAGCAGCTGGTGCTCTCCTGTGTTGTGTGGAGATTACTTGCACGCCGTCATTGCAGTGATGGCGTCCTCCTGAGCAGTAACTTAACAGAGCAGTACCTACTCCCCCATTCCCGTGGGTTGGGTTGCTGCACCCTAAATAGCGCGTTGCAGCGCGTCAGTTGGAGAAAATGACATGCACAAAACAGCACAGCAGCTGATTCGTGAAGCATACGAGGCCGCTAATGGCCTTCCACCAGCTTCAGCGGCACTTGTAAAAGAACTGGCGTCCCGCCTTGATGTTTCTATGGCGGCCACCAGCCAGGCTTGTGATGAGCGCTCTGCCGCCATCAATACCATTACCGCTACCCGCGTTAACAGTGAATGCCCTGAAGGGATTGATGTCCAGGAGTGGGTTAGACGGATATATGCCGAAAACAAAACTTTGAGATCAGAGGTAATGTCCTGGGCTAAAGAGTGTGACCGCATTGTTGAGCGCCACACCAAAACCCGCAGCAATTTGCACGTAATTGAAGCAATGCGGGATTTGAAAAACCTCTCTTCCTCATCCACCAGCGATGTGGAGGCGGTCTGATGGCTAAGAACTCCGTTGATGCATACGGTGCCAGCGGCAAGACAAACGTTCTGATGTTTGAGCCGGAAAACCTGCACCTGGTCACCGATAAGAGCCACCCGCTTTACGATGAACGTATTCACCTGCCGATCGACAAAGGGATGGTACTGAATATCAAGGAACTGGGTGTTCTGGAGCCGATTACTGTCTGGAAAGACCCTGAAAACGGACTTACCTGTGTGGTTGTTGGCCGTCAGCGCGTTCGCCATACGCTGGAAGCCAATAAGCTCCTTCTGAAAGAAGGCAAAACGCCACTGCTTGTTCCAGGCGTCGTTAAGCGTGGTTCGGCAAATCAGATGGCCAAATACATGGTCAGTGAAAACGAAATCCGCCGACCTGACACACCGTTAGGACGCGCCAGGAAAATGTCTGACGCGCTTGACCGCGGTCACGACGAGGATGATCTCGCGGTGTTGTTTGGCTGTAGCGTTCAGACCGTCCGTGCAACGTTGTCCCTGCTCGATGCTACCCAGGCGGTGAAGGATGCCGTAGAAGCCGGAACGGTCACAGTTACCCAGGCTCGCAAACTTGCATCACTGAAACCAGAAGAACAGCGGGAAAAGGTAGAGGAAATAGAAGTGGCGACGGCAGGTACTACCGGCCACGAAAAAGCACGCCGCCAGCGTGCCATCCTGGGCGACAAAAAGCCGCGCCTAAAATCCCGTAAGGAAATCACAAAAGCCCTCGAAGACGCCAGCGGTGATTACGCTGATGCACTGCGCTGGGTGCTTGGGGAGTCGCTATGAATTTTGATCCTGAAAATTACAGCAAATATACCCTGCGTCGCTTTGCCATCCTGGTTGATGTGATCTGCTTGGTTTTTGTTGGCGTAGTTACCTATGGCATCTGCATGTTTATTGAGTGGTGGATAGCATGAGCAAATCACTAAACGCACGTTGTATCCGCCGCTGGGAAGTTGAGTTCAAAGGCCGCTGCGACTCGAAATTTAGCATGGTCTGGCGTAAGCGTGACCTACGCGGGTATATCCGAAGCTGTGCCCTGACAACCGCCGACTGCATGGTTGATCAAATGGCAGAACGGAACGCGAAAGTTGATTTTGACGGATCCGCACATGGTTGGTCACCTGAATTTGCAGCCTGGTATAGCGAGCGACGGGAGCAGTACCAAAAAGAGGCGCGGGACTTCCTCGACGCTGAAGCTACCACCGACGAAATCGACGAAGAGATCGAGAACGAATTGGAGTGCTGGAATGACTGATTTCACCGAACTGGCGCAGAGACTGGCAACATGCGCGAAAGAAGGCTCATATCCTGTTCTATCGCCTGTTGAATGTGGTGCGCTGGTAGAGGCGCTGGAGAAGGCGCAGCGGGTCAATAACTCAGCGCCAACCATTTTGCGCCAGCTTGCCGAAGAGAAGCAGAAACGCGGGGAGGTGAAGTGAAAGCGAACAAGCGGAAGCGTCGCCGCTGGCGGCGCATGCGGGATGCTTTGGCCGCATATAAGACTGAAGCAAGTGACTGGAAATCGTTGTACCTCGAACGCACTGCAGAAATCGCATCCCTACGGAGTCAACGATTATTGGTCCCTATGCCGGTAATTGTACCAGGGGAAATTTATAACCAGTTTAAAGGGGTAAGGGAGGACCACAAGCTGTGTAAAAGGTGTAATGACGGACTGCGTGGGGGCTGTTCGTCTTGTTCATATAGTGGCAGATAACCGGTTGCAGCCGGTTCAGTGGAGAATACAACATGGGACAAATGGTAACTATATATGACTGGGCATCAGGTCCAAACGGTTTTAAAAAAGCAGTCAGTAAAGCTGCGTTAAATAAAATCGCGAAGACCAAACAGACCTACCCTGCTGCCATTAAACAAGGTAGGACCTGGGTAGTTGATGAAGATGCCCGCTTTATTGGAATGGTGGGTAATATTGATATTTCGTCATCTATATCAGGAAAGGCCCGTCAATTAGTGGAGAAAGCGCTAAATGGCTGCTCGTCCCAGAAAACATAATGTTAATATTCCTAATCTCTACTGCAAGCTAGACAAGAGAACATCCCGTGTTTACTGGCAATACCGACACCCCTTGTCTGGTACATTCGTAGGTTTTGGAACTGATGAAGAGGCTGCAAAAATAGCGGCCTCTGAAATGAACCGATTAATTGCCGAACAAGAAACCCAGCAATCGTACGCCTTGATTGATATGGCTATTAAGGCCAAAACAAAGCACCAACCAGGCATGCGAGTAAAAGACTGGGTAAAAAAATACAACGAAATACAACTGGAAAGAATGGAAAATATGGAGATAAAAAAACCTACCGTAGATTCCAGGCGGCTCTGTTCAAAGGTGTTAGCTGATAGGGTTCCGAATATTAGAATCGCAGATATCGATACAAAAGTAATTGCTACAATAATTGACGAGTATAAAACGGCAGGAAAGGCGCGTATGGCACAACTCATCAGAGCTGTATTCATTGATGTTTTCAAAGAAGCACAGCACGCGGGAGAGGTGCCACCAGGCTACAATCCAGCTCTGGCATCAAGAAACCCAATTGTAAAAGTTAAGCGAAAGCGGTTAAGCCTTGAAGAATGGAAAATTATTTTTGAAAATGCCGCCTCGATGCCGCCTGCTGCTCAGAATTCTATGCTTCTCGCGTTGATAACGGGTCAACGCCTTGGGGATATCGTGAGTTTTAAATTTTCTGATGTTTGGGATGATCACCTGCATATCATTCAAAATAAAACAGGGTCAAAAATTGCGCTGCCGCTTACCTTGAGGTGCAATGCAATCGGGGTTAGCCTGGGGGAAGTCATTGCGAGGTGCAGAGATAGAGTAATCAGTAAATATCTGATACATCATACTTTGCATCACGCTAACGGTAAGCCGGGATCGAAAATTCCTGAGAAATCAATTTCCAGATACTTTGCAACAGCCAGGGACTCATCAGGCATTGATTGGGGGGATGGTTCAACCGCGCCTCCTTTTCATGAGCAGAGGTCATTATCATCGCGATTGTACAAAGAACAGGGTATAGACGTAAAAACCCTATTGGGACATAAAACCGATGCGATGAGTCAGGTATACGCAGATGATCGAGGGTTAGACTGGAAAAAACTTGATGTAGCTACGTGA